GCCATGTCGGCACCGATGCAGACGCCGAAGTTCCCGTCTCAGGCGGGGATGGCGGCTCGGGGCATGAATGCGCAGGCAGCCGGTCTTTCGGGAGGCAAGTGATGCTTCAGGATTTTCTACAGCGCCTCTTGGGCGGTGGTGCGCCGGTCCAGCCGATGCCGAACCGTCTTGGCCTTGCGCCTGACATGCTGGAAGGCCCAGGTGCGGCCGGCCCCGGTATGCTTGCCTATCACAACGCGCTGTCGAGCATGTCGGCACCTGCACAGCAGGCGCAGCCGTTCACGCTCGATGCGCAGGGCTTCCCGTCCGCTCCTGCGCCCTATGCTGCCCAGCAGGCTCAGCCGGCACCGATGCAGTCTCAGCAGCCGCTGTCGCGCTCCGGTGTGTCGGAAGCGCCTTCTGGCGGTGGTATCGGGTCATTCCTTGGCAACATCTTCAATCCGGGTGCAGCAGGCCGCAACCAGACGGTTCAGTGGCTTCAGACGCAGGGCATGGACGAGGGCACGGCCACGCTCATGGCCGGCAACAAGAACGCGCTGCAGAGCTACCTTCTCGACCGCACGAAGGGCGCTGACCCGAAGGCCGCGCTGGAACTGGCAAAGCTTCAGCTCGACATTCAGGATCGGTTGAACCCAAAACGCGAAACGGTAACGATCAATGGCCGGCTCGTGGATGCCCAGACGGGCGAGGAAATCGCGAACTTCGGGCAGGAGCGTCAGCTCATCAACGCTGGCGATGGCCGCCTCTATGACCAGCAGACCGGAGAATGGGTAATCGCCCCCGACAGCGGGCAAGCCGATTTGCCGGCTGGCGTTCGCGAATACGAATATGCTCGGGATCAGGGCTTCCCCGGCACATATCAGGATTGGGAAGCCTCCAAGAAGGGCGGTATGAGCCTTCAGGTGGACCCCGAAACGGGCGCTGTCACGTTCCAGCAGGGCGGCAACATCAAGCCGCTGACCGAGGGGCAGAGCAAGGACGCCGTCTACGCCACCCGCGCGGAAGGTTCGCTCCCAATGATTGACCAGTATGGCGAAGCGCTAGCTCGCTTTGACGAGTCCATGGGTGCCCGCGTGCCGTTCGTCGGCAATTACATGAAGACCGAAGAGTATCAGCAAGCAGAACAAGCCGGCCAAGAGTTTCTGCAAGCCATCCTGCGCAAGGACACTGGCGCCGCCATCACGAAGGAAGAGGTGGCTGAGTATGGTTCGGTCTATCTGCCGCGCCCGGGCGACGGTCCTGCCGTTCTCGAACAGAAGCGCCTGTCGCGTCAGCGCGCCCTCAATGCAATCAAGGCGGGAATGCCGCCGCAGGCCATCGTTGCGCAAGAGAAGGCGCTTCAAAAGACGGGCGGGCCTCGGCAGCCAGTAACCATCGACGGATACACGATTGAGCAGGTGGACTGATGGCGACGTTTCAGATCACCGGCCCTGACGGCAAGACGTACCGTGTCCAGGGAGAGACGGCCGAAGGTGCATTCAAGGCGCTTCAGCAGCATGTAGGCGCGGCGTCTTCCGATGCTCCGGCTGACCCGCGCGATAGCTTTATGGGCAAGGTCGATACCGTCATGCGCGGCGCTGCCGACACGCTTTCTCTTGGTATGGCGGATGAAATCGCCGCTGGTCTTGGGACTGGTTTCGGTCTCCTTGGTGACTATAACGCTGAACTGGACCGCCAGCGCGGCATAGATGCGTCAGATGCCGAGGACCGTTTTGGTTATCGTGTAGGCGGGCAGGTAGCCGGCGGTGTTGGCGGCGGTGTCGGCTTGGCTCGCTCCGGTCTGTCGCTGGGTGCAAATGCCGCGAATGCCGGTCAAAACCTCGGCCGTGTTGCGGTGGGCGGCGCGGCGGATGGCGCTATTCTTGGCGGGCTGCATGGCGCGGGAAGCGGCGAAGGGGCCGGTGGACGCATCCAAAGCGCTGGCGTTGGCGCAGGCCTCGGAGGTGTCATGGGGGCAGCCGCCCCCTATGCCATTGCAGGAGTCGGCGCAGGTGCAAAGGCGTTGGCCGCTCCGATCATGTCGCGGATGCGACCGGAAGTTTATGCGAACCGCGCGCTTGGAGAAGGTATCCGCCGCTCTGGAATGACGGCAGACGACATCACGAATGCTCTTGCGCGAGCGCAGGCGGATGATCAGGGCGTATTTAACGTGGCTGACGCCATGGGCAATTCCGGCCAACGGATGCTTTCAACGGTCGCGCGCACCCCTAACGAAATGCGCCAGACCGTTGTCGATACTTTGACGCAGCGCCAGATGGGGCAGGGTGAACGCCTGACGCGTGCGCTTGCCGAAGGGTTCAATGCGCCCGATACAGCGGCTTCCCGCGCGGCCTCGTTGGAGGCAGAACGGGCGGCTCTCGCCAATGTCAACTACGAGGCCGCACGTCAGGGTGCAGGCGCTGTTGACGTTTCCGGTGCGATCCGAGCCGCCGACGACATCATTACTCCCGGCGTGAACAGGATCGCCAACCCTGGTTCTGGTATTGCCGACGACAGTTTGGAAGGCGTCATCCGCCGCGCCCGCTCGCTTATTACTGACGGTCGGTCTAACCTCACCGACTTCGATAGCGTGCTGCGCGCAAAGCAGGACATCGCCGATATGATCGGCTCTGCGCAGCGCCAAGGAAAGAACAATCAGGTTCGGCTGCTCACACAGGTCAACAGCCAGCTTGACGCGGCCTTGGAGCGCGCATCGCCTCAATATCGCTCGGCAAATGACGCATTCAGGGCGCAAAGCCGAACCATTGATGCTGTCGAGGCGGGCCGCGCGGCGACTTCATCTCGCGCTCGGGCGGCAGACAACATCCGGCAGTTCCAGTCTATGGAGCCTGGCGAGCAGATGGCATTCCGCGCGGGATATGCCGACCCCATGATTGCCCGCGTCGAAGCATCCTCTGTTTCTCCGACCACCAACCGGGCTCGGCCGCTAATGACGGAAAAGACGGGGCAGGAGTTTCCGGCCTTTGCAATCCCTCAGCGAGCCGACCGCATGGGGCGCAGGATCGCCCGCGAACAGCGCATGTTTGAAACGGCCAATGCCGCAATGGGTGGATCTCGCACGGCTGATAATCTGGCCGACGCTGCTGAAATGTCGAAGTTCGACACTGGCGTCATGACGAACCTGCTACGCGGTCGCCCGATCGCTGCTGTCATCGACGCCGTGACTAAGATGGCGAACGAGGCCAGAGGTATGCCGCCATCGGTGATGGAAAACATTGCGCGGACACTGCTGGAAACGAACCCTCAGGCGGCTCGCAGGCTTATAAACGCAGGGGCAAGTTCGGCCGCCCGCTCAGATGGGCGTCGTGCGCTGGCTCAAGCAATCGTCGTTAATATGGGCGCTTCAGGGACCGGCAGGCTTGCCGCGCCCTAAAAAACAAAAAAACCAGAACCTAGGAAGACCAAATACAGCCCCAGATAAACGTATTTGAGACCTGCTTCCTTTGCGTGGCTGTGGCTCTCGAAGAACGTCGTTTGGATAAGAAAAACGCCTAAAGCGCCCATGCTGACGCCAGCCAGCGCGCCCATAAATCTTTCAAAGTATGTGGACAGAGGCGCTTCCCAGCCGTGTTGCCAAAAAAAGAATAGCAAAGACCCCGGCAGCAAAAGCATCCAGATCAAATACCTGAACCTCTCGGCACCCGGGGTCTCGGTCTTGTGAAAGCGGTAGGCCACAAGAAACCATAGCGCGGATAAGAAGGTGGCCGCTGCCACTGGTGGGTAAAATTCTACAAGCGTCATCAGCCCTCCAAGTAGGGCGCAAGATAATCACGAACAGTAGGGGTGTCCATTCGGGCGCCCCTTTTTCTTTGGGGCAACGTGAATGGCAACAGACCTCCGTTCCGGCATCGTCGCGACGGCGCGCTCGCTTGGAATGAACCCGCTCGATCTGGCGACCATCATCTCCTACGAGACGGCCGGCACGTTCGACCCGATGAAGGCTGGGCCCACGACGCAATGGGGGCAGCATCGCGGACTGATCCAGTTTGGCGAGCCGCAGGCCAAGCAGCACGGCGTCGATTTCTCAAGCCCAGATGCGGCGCTTGCCAGTCAGCTAGGCGAGGACGGCGCGGTGGCGCGCTACTTCCGGTCCTCTGGCTGGAAGCCCGGCATGGGGATGCTGGACGCCTACAGCACCGTCAATGCCGGCGCTCCCGGCCTCTACAACCGCTCTGACGCAAACAATGGCGGCGCTCCCGGAACCGTCCGCGACAAGGTCGAAAAGCAGATGGCCGACCACCGCCGCAAGGCGGAGCAGCTTCTTGCCATGCAGGGCGGGCCAACGCCCTCGACACCCGCTCAACAGTCGCCCTTCGGCGCAATGCTGCCTTCTCCGATGGCAATGCCCGACATGCCCGCGCCGTCACCTGTGCCGGTTGACGTGGCCGAATACGCAACCGCCCCGGAGCCGAAGGGCGGCAACCCGATCGCCAGTTTTCTGTCCTCGCTCGAAACCATGCCCGCCGCACCGCTTGGCCGCTTCCCCGGTGGCCCGTCGCAGGCGCAGGCGAACGCCCTCTCCAACGTCCTCAACAACCCCACGGTGGCCGACTTGCTCATGAGCAAGCGGATGCCGCGTCGCGCATAGGAACAGCCCATGGCAAACATCTACAATTGGGACGTGATCGCGGCCAACAACGCGAACGCGGACAGCGCGATTGATTGGGCCGAAGGCATGTCGCCGGCCAGCGTCAACGACTCTGCCCGCGTGATGATGGGCCGCGTTAAGGAGATACTGGTTGACATTGGCGGGTCTATCGTCGCGACCGGCACGGCCAACGTCATCGCAGTTTCAGCGCAGAGCGCGTTCACCACGCTTGCAAATGGTCGGATCGTGTCCTTTCGCGCGATTGCCACCAATACACAATCAACCACGCTGAACGTCAATGCGACAGGGGCTAAGCCTGTCCTGAAGGCGACGGGTGGCGGCATCATTGCGCTCGCTGGTCGCGAAATTCAGTCCGGCGCGATGTACACGGTCCAGTACTCGACCGATCTCAATTCCGGCAATGGCGCGTGGCTGCTTCTCAATCCTACCCTGTCAGCAACGCCATCCGGCGTGGTGACGGATTATGCGGGCATCAATGCACCTGAAGGTTGGCTGCTTTGCTATGGCCAGGCCGTCTCGCGCACCACGTATGCCGACCTGTTCGCGGCTATCGGCACGACCTACGGGGCGGGCGACGGATCGACCACGTTCAACCTTCCCGACATCCGGGGCCGCAATACAGTCGGCAAGGACAACATGGGCGGCACGTCCGCTGACCGCCTGAACGGCTTCTCAGAGGGCATCAACGGAGATGTGCTAGGCGCGACGGGTGGCGCGGAAAGGCACATCCTAACTGCTTCTCAGAATGGCCCGCACGACCACGGCGGGGCAACTGGTTCAGCGGGCGGTCATGCAATTTCAGTCAATATCCCGCTTGGCGCAATTTCTGGTTCGGGGGGCGCGTTTTTCCAGACCAGCGGCACGCCCCAAGGCGTTAGCGATGTCTTGACCGGGAATAGCGCGCCCGACCACGCGCACACAATCACGGCATCGGGCACGGGCGAACCTCACAACAACGTCCAGCCCGGTATTGTCTTCAACAAGATCATCAAAATCTGATGGAACAGCCCCGCTTTTCAGCCCCAGCCATTTCGGAAATCAGCGACCCCGCTGCGATCCGTGTCGTCCTGTTTGTCAATAACCAACTGGTCCACTGCCCGCTCAATGCGCTTTTGAAGCGCATCGACGTGCCGACCTATGCTGACAACGCTGCCGCTGTCGCGGGCGGTCTTGCCCTCAACGATATCTATAAGACCGCGACGGGCGAACTTCGCATCCGCGTCTAAGCCTGATGGCGCTCAAAGCGCCCTAAACTTCCCAAGCCCTGCCGACTGACCTGCCGCCCTTTTGAGGCGGCTTTTTTATTGGGTGCCGCACCATGACCATCGCGTACCATACGCATTCGTTCGAGATCCCCACAGCATCTGATGCCGAGACGCAGGCGGGGGCGATTTCCGACAAGGTTGTCGTTCCGTCCGGGCTGGCGGCAACGCTTGCGAGTTACGTCACCAGCACGGCCCTGACGACGACTCTGGCGGACTATGTGCTGTCTTCGACCATCGGCGTCACCGTTCAGGCATATGACGCGGACCTTGCGGCCCTCGCAGCCCTGACGAGCGCTGCCGACAAGTTGCCTTATGCGACGGGTGCGGGGACTTGGGCGCTGGCTGACTTCACGGCAGCCGGTCGAGCGCTGGTCGATGATGCTGACGCAGCGGCGCAACGCACGACGCTTGGCCTTGGCACAGCAGCCACGACCGACGCAACGGCCTATGCCACGGCAGCGCAGGGCGCGACGGCAGACACGGCCATTCAGCCCGCATCGACCCGTCTTGTCCCGGCAGGCGGCACGACAGGCCAGGTTCTGGCGAAGACCAGTGCGACGGACTATGCGACGGGATGGGTTGCGGCGGGTGCTGGCGACATGATCGCAGCAACGTATGATCCGACCGGCGTTGGCACAAATGCATTCAACGGCCGTCCCGTCGCGACTGTCGCTGCAATCGCTGCCCTAAGCACGGCGGCATATTCGGTCGTGCATCTGACCCAAGACGGGCGCGCCGGCCAGTTCTTCCTCGTCAACTATGCCGACTTCTCGACGCTGGTCGATCTGGACACACAGAACGGCGTCTTCATCCGATCGACGTTTGATGTCACGAAGGCATGGATGCGGTCGTATGACGGGCCATTGAACGCGCTGTGGTTCATGGATGCCGTGCCGCGTCTCGATTGGGACACGTACGACGCGGGCAACAAACGCGGAGCAACCCGCCTTGCGGCTGGTGATGTCGTCTATGACGGCGTTGCGGGTGTCTGGGCGCTGGCGCTCGAAACCGGGCAGGATATGCATTTCCCCGGTGGGCATCGCTACGAGATCAGCGGCCAGCGCAACATGCCGTTCCGTCAGCAGATTGTTTCCGGCCTGCTTGATTGCGGTGGCATTTCGATCCTGGCAGATGGCCCCTCAACGGTTTTCGCGACCAACTCCGCTGAAGGTGCCGACGTGTTCCAACTCAACGGCATGGACAACTTCGGCATCCGGGGCTTTCCCCGCATTGAGGCTGTGGTCGGGAACGACAAGGCGATCTTCACCGGCGAAATAGCTGGCACGACGCTCACTGTGACGGCGGTCGCATCCGGCGCTCTTGGCGTCGATGATGTCATCTTCGGGACAGGCGTCACGGGTGGCACCGTGATTACTGCCCTTGGAACTGGCACTGGCGGGGTCGGGACATACACCGTAGGCATCTCGCAGACCGTCGCATCGACCTCGATGAACGCCGGATTGGCGGGTTCGAACGGCGTCTCTGTGACCAACGGTTTTGACCGCCTGCATATCGAGGTCGAGTGCCACAATCTGCCGTCGCTCGACAAGACGACCTATGGCGACGGCGGCAAGGCGCTAACCATCCAGCCATTCACGACGACCGAGAAGTGCGGGACGCTCGTCGGCAAGGTTAAAGCCAAGGGGTGCCTCTATGCCTTCGGTGCCGACCTTGTGCTTGAAACGGTCGATGCGAACGCCATGGGTGTTGATGTCGAGGTCTTCGCCGAGGACTGCTATTCGACTTGTACGATTGCCGCTGGCGCGGCCTCATCGGCTATCTCGTCAGGCACGTCGATGGGTATCCGGGTCAAGGGGTTTTCGGTCAATTGCCAGAAGGATGCTGTCCTCAATCGTGTCCACCAAGTTGATGTGGACCTTCAGGTCGTCACGACGAAGACGGCTGCTGCGAGGCGTCTGTCTCCAGATGGCGTGGCGTGGATCGCATCGAGCACGACGGTTGAAGCCCTCAACTGCGCCTATGCGCACTACAGCAACATCAAGATTTGCGGCGACAAAGGCGAATGCGATTACAAGGCTCGTATTGGCGGGACGACGGCGGGCTCGTCGGGCCTGTCTGGCGAGACCCTGGAAAGCAATATCCAACTCGATATCGCGGGTGCGCCAAACTTCGCGAACATCCAACTCATCAACGCGGGCGGCAATATCGTCAATTCGTCGCACCTCCAGATAACGACCCGCACGGCGGGCAGCGTGGAGGCCAACTGGTATCTGCCGGCGCGCGCGAACTCCGTGACCATCGGCTCACGAGACCACTTCACCAACCCGCTCATCACAAATCGTCTGGACTTCTCAGGCGCGACGGACGGCCAGACGATTACGGGTTCTTTGGTTCAATCTTCCGGCGTCTTCGGCATCCAGGGCAAGAACTCGGGAACGACTGGAGTCACTGTGACGGGTATGTTCGACCAGGCGGGCAATCTCCGCTGGGGTGTTCGCAACGGGTCTGGCAATGGTTTCCAGATGGACGGAGTGACCTCAACTGGCGCGATTGGCACTTACTACGGCAAGGTCGTCGTGGTCATCGGTGGCACGTCTTACGCCATTCCAATCCATAACTTTAGTTAGTCGTTTTCTGCGGCTGTCCGACATAGGCCCATAGGAAATATGCAACCGGCCAGAGATAGTTGATATTTGTGGTCAGGGCCGCGACCATCAGTAGCAACCAAAACGGAGAGCCTAGACGGTCTGTTGCGGCCTTATAAATGAGGGCCGCCGTAAACAGGACCGCAGCCGGGACACCTAGTTCTATCCATGTCTGGATGTAGGCGTTGTCCACGTAGATGTAGGGGTTGGTGAGGTAGTATTCCATCGGCTGTGGAGAGTGGCCGGGCGTGAACCAGTTGTCGATTTCGGACAAACTGGACTGAAGCTGCTTGACCCTCTCCGTCAAGCTTAGCAAGGGAGCGCGAACAAGTCCGGAATAGACCAGCGCGCTCCCGGCCAAGACAGTAGCAATGCCGGCCGCAACGACGCCGAGGACGCTACGGCGGGCTGCGTAAAATACAATCAGCGCGGCGAGCATCAGCAAGCCCGTCTTCGACCCGGACAAGAACAAAAGCGGCACCATGATAGCGACTGCGAGCGCCTTCACGGCCCTCGTTGATTGCGCGTGTTCAAAAATCAAGGCGACGGAAATCATCGTCACCACAGCGAGGTTGTTCGGATTGATGAATATCGATGAGACCCGGGCACCGTCAAAACGCCCGAACGTCCCGTTCGCATATTCGTAGACTGCGCCGGCAAGCGCCAAGAGCAAAGCCCACACCGCTATGCGCGGGAACAATGCGAAAATGCGCTGCGGAGTGAATATGGCGATTAGCGGCAGAAGGTAAAGAACGACTCGCTTGGCCTCAATGCCGGACATCATGGCGATGGCCAGCGAAATCGAAAACGCAATGAAAAAGCAAGCGGCAGGGGAGGAAAAGGTGGAATTGTTCGCGATAGCGCGGACGAGAAGCATCACGTAGACGGCGACGATGCACCCATATCTCAGATATGTCGGCCACGCTGTTTGATAGTGGAGTTCAGGCGACAGGAGCGGGATGGCACCTGCCGACATGAAACCAAGCAAGAGAACAAAGACAAGGGCCGCAGGCGCGAGGCTGACCTCGGATATCCTGACCTTCATGGCTTAGTAGCCCGCCACGTCGAGCAATATAAGCCCGATCCCGATCCCGCCGATAACGACGGCTGCCAAATACCCAAGCATAGAAGCCGCTCTTCTTCATAAGCGCCTAAAACTTGGCGCGCGCCTTGATGGCGCACTCCCTTCAAGCACGCAACCCCTCCGCGTGCAACCTCCCCCACAACTGAAAAAGGAATACCGATGGCCCAAAAGGTCAGCGACAAGGGGCTCGTGGAGATCGCGAGCCACGAAGGCATCGTCAATGCGCCTTACAAGGACAGCGTTGGCGTCTGGACGGTTGGCATTGGGCATACTGCCTCTGCCGGCTTTCCGAATCCCGCGTTGAAGCGTGGCGAATACTCCATGGCGGAAATCATGGAAATTTTCCGGCGCGATATCGCCAAGTTCGAAGCCCGCGTCCGCAAGGCGTTTACCCGCCCGCTCACGCAAGAGCAGTTCGACGCGGCTGTGTCCTTCGACTTCAACACTGGGGGCATCGATGATGCAACGTGGGTAAAGAAGTTCAACGCGGGCGATATGGCCGGGGCGCGCAAGGCGTTCATGTTCTGGTCGAAGCCGAAGGAAATCATCCCGCGCCGCGAGAAAGAGCGCGGCCTGTTTTTCAGTGGCAAGTATTCCAGCGGCGGTTTCGCCACCCTCTACCCTGCGAACACGAAGGGCGTCGTCCTTTGGAGCCGGGGCAAGCGGGTTGACGTTCTGGCGCTCATGAAGGCTGCACCGCCCGTTCCTGGCCCGCTTCCCACGCCAACACCCACACCGCGCCCTGAACCTGCTCCTGCCCCTGCGCAGGGCTTCTGGGCTGCGCTCGCATCTTTCTTCCGCAACCTGTTCTCGAAAGGATAACCCGATGCCTCTGCTTGCAATGTTCGGCCTGTTCCGGGCCGCAAAGTTCTGGGTCGCAGTCGTGATGGCTGCCGTCCAGTTCTTCCAGATTTATTCCGGCATCGACCTTGGTCTCGATGAGGCAACGGTCACCGCAGTCCTCGGCGGCGTCGGTGCCCTGCTTGTTTGGCTCATCCCCAACTGGAAGAGCCCGGCCGAGAAGGCCAAGCAGTTCCCTAACCCGCCAACGGGGCTCTACTGATGATCCTCGCCCACATAAAGCACTCGCTCCGAGAGACATTTCCGGGGCGAGCGTCCGAATGGGCGTTGGCACTTGTTCTCATCAATTGGGCCGTCGTGATCTGGCTGAACCCCGGCGTGTTTCAAGGCGCGTCCTACAAGGTTCTTGCCCAGATGGCAGACCCCGAGACATGGGGGTGGCTATGCCTTATCGCAGGCGGGCTAAGGTTCATCGTTCTATGCATCAACGGGGCTTGGCGGCGCTCTCCGCACTGGCGGGCTTTCTTTGCCTTCGTGGCCTGCTTCTTCTGGTTCCAGATCACATTGGGGATGGCGCAGGCCGGCACTGGCTCAACGGGCCTCGCCGTTTATCCCGTCCTTCTGTTCCTCGACTCGTACAACGTCATCCGCGCGATGGGCGAAGCTGGCGCATCGGACAAAACCCATAAAAAGCGGGTGGCCGTGAATGACCATTGCACCTGAATTGTGGATTGCCGCGATCTACGGGGCTATCCTGTTGCTGGCGGGGGCCGGTAAATATCTGTCTCGGCAGACGACGCCACCAGCCAAAGCGAATGATGCCGTCCTGGCGGGGATTGGTTTGGGGTTTGGCGAGCGGGAACAGATGGATCGTCTCATTGCAGAAGTGAAGCGCATTGCGGATGCGCTGACGGACAAGAACACCTCGGGCATCAATCACAGGCTGGATGAGCTTCTAGAGCGTATCGATGAAGCCGAACGTCGCGGCCATACTCAGAAGCCAAGGCCCCCACGATAGCACCCACTCTCCCACTGCCCATAGAGCTACGATAAGGGCAGCGATGAGGACGAGGGTGCCTTTCGTTTCGATGCGTCTAATGTGCATGCGTGCGTAGTTCCCTCTAGGTTCGACCAAACCTGCAAACCGGACAGAAGCGGAACATCGTTCTCCACAGGGCCATGGCGTAGTGCCCATTTGCCGGGGTTTCGCGGGTTTCCGGTAGGGGCGCAATGTTGACATCGTAGGGGTCACAGGTTCAATCCCTGTCACGCCCACCATCCTTTCAAGCACTTAGCTGGTGTTTACATATTTCTCTCTAGGTTTACCCGAACCTGAGCCTCAGAAATTGAGGCTGTCAGCGAGCTTCCGAAGGTGCGTTGGCGAGAACCTGGCATAGACGCGCGTGGTCGTCTTCACGTCGTCATGACCAAGGTACTGCGAAATCTCATTCATCGAATGCCCGTCTTCGGCCAGCCATACAGCCGCCGAATGACGCAGCATGTGGGGCGACACGTCTGGTCGTCCTATCTCGGCGCCCGCCGCCTTCAGGCCGCGCTTGATCGACTTGACCGGTCTTCCGGCCCACTCGACCACGAATGGCGTCAAAGCCCCCCTCTTGGCCTTTCCCATAGCCGTGTGGATCTTGTCATTCATCGGCACGGTTGCGCGCCCTTTCCGCTTCGCCCTATCGAACGGGTTTCGAAGCTGGATGATGCGCCGCTCCATGTCTACGCGATCCCATGTCAGCGTCAGCGCAGCCTCATTACGCGCGCCGGTCGCCAGCATCAGTTCAATGGCGAGTGCCACATGCGCGGCCTTCGAAGCATCGACTAATCGCCTGGCCTCCTCGCGTGTCAGGTAATCGTGCTTCGGTTCTGGTTTCGCCGGCCGTTCGATTGCTGGCGCTCGGTCAATGAGACGGTGCTTTTCGGCCCATAGCAGAACCATGCGCAGGTGGCCTAGTTCGGTATGGATCGTTCCATCCTTGATGCCGTCAAGCCGCCGCTGCTCAGTGTGTGCCCGGCAATCGGCAATCGACACCTCATCACCGTTCAAGCCCCCGAACCGGAACTGAAGCGCCTTCCATGTGTGCTTCATCGTGCCGACCACGGCGCGGCCTTCCATGTCCGCGACGTAGCCTTTCCATATCTCGGCTACCGTCTTGCCAGTCGGGCGCGTGAAAGCTGCGTATCGAGACGCGGCGCGCGCGGCTGCTTCTTTTGGGTCTGAGGTGTGAAGTCGATAACGTCGCCTTCCGGCCTTGATGCTGGGATCGTCCCAGGTGACGCAGAAATCTCCGTCGAGTCGAGTGAGACGCCATTCCGGCATTCGTAGTCCTCCACGTCCGCGCCTTTGATGCGGAGCAATTTGCCGCCAACGCGGAACGCTGGCAATTCGCCGGCCATGATTAGATTGCGAACATGCTTGTCGGAGCATTCCCAGCGCTGTGCAAGAGTCGCAGGTGTGAAGACGCGGCTCATTCTGTCTTCCCCTTCCTTATAGAGCGGGCGCGAACGGCAGACGTTTCCCATGCCTTATCGATATCGGTTACGTCGCAGACAGTGCCGTAGGCAACGCCATCGCGGAAAGCTTGCTCGACAAGTCCTGTCTCCACGATGCTGAACCCCTCGGCAGCGAGAGCGGCTATAGCCACGTCTGCGCATCCGAGACTGCCTTCCCATTCGGGGTGGTCGGTGCCGTCCTGCCATGGGTCCGGTTCGCCCATCTGCGCCGCCTGCTCGCGGTCGTAGGCCCGTGCGATTATCTCCCTTGCCGTCTTCATGGCTGGCGCTCCTGAAGGGCGCGACGGCCAGCGGCGGTGATGACCCAACCTACGGGGTAACCAAGTTGTTTTTCGGCAAGCCCCAACCTCCCAAGCGCCGCCAAAACATTCCGGT